CGGCACCTGGGATGCCCGCGCCAAGGGCTGGCGCGTCCCGGACGCCGTCGCGGCCCAGGCGCAGGCGCTCGTGACGGGGCGCCAGACGGCGCCCGCCTTCGACACCAACGGGACCGCCTGCGAGGGGCACCCGGCAGGCCCGGAGGATCCGATGGGCCAGACGGTCTACTGCGACGGCTCCTGCCTGCCTGCGTCCCGGCCTGCCCGGTCCCGGCGCTCTGGCGCCCGGTACGGCTCCCGGTACACCCGGTTCTCCTCTGGCGCGGAGGTGTTTGTGAACGCCAACGGTCGCTGCGAGGATGCGCCCTGTTGCGGGTGCTGTTCGTAGCCCACCGTTGTCCCAAATGTGAGTGCGGCCTACTCACATAGGCCGCAGGGGGGCCGCAGGGGGCCGCAGTCTCCGACCCTTGGCCCGTGCGGCCGGGGGGGAGCGGCCCTTTCCGCTCCCCTTATAGGCCGCAGGGGCCGCAGGGGCCGCAGTTAGTTTTGTAACACCTTCCGGGCAGATACCCTAAAAAGGGCCGCAGGGGGCCGCGAGTTTTCCACAGGTTTTCAACAGGCACCTTTGTGGGGGGTCGTTGGGCTGTACAGGACACGAGCCCGGCACCAGCGGTGACCGGGCTCGACGGGGACCGCGAACCGTCAGCGGACGCCGAGGGCGACGGCGGTCGCGGTGAGGGCGGCGAGGGTGTCGGCGTCCTGGCGGTCGCGGCAGGCGGCGACGGGTTCCGGGGTGCCGGGGGCGGTCGTGCCGGTGCTGCGGGCGATGAGGACTTCCCAGGCGCCTGCGCGGCCTGATCGGACGACGACGGCCGCGAGGCACTCCACGCCCGCGAAGACGGCCCAGACCTCTGGGGTCACCCGTTCGACCTGGGGGGCGCTCATCGCGTCACCGTCGGCTGGTAGGCCCGCGCCATGGCCTGCGCCGTGTTCAGGGCGTCCTGGCGGTCGTCGGTGTAGTAGGCACTCGCCTCGGCCCGGTCGGCCGTCACCGCCTGGGACACGGGGAAGCTGATGCGATACTCGCCATCCGTCACCCGGCACACCAACCCCAACGCCCGAACCGCCTGTATCAGTTGCTTCTGTGTCATTGAACGATCCTCCACTACCGATTAGACAGCCCAGCCGTCTAGGATGCAAGCCCTATTTGTTAGCTGGAGATGTCCTAGGCTCGGCGCCTGGGTTATAACCGAGGGTGAGGGGTGTGGTACCGGTCCAGGCGGTGAGGTGACGCTATCCCACGATCCGGGACAACGGGACAACGAGGATGGGCGCTCGACTCGGATCTCGGGGCACAGTGGCTCGATGCGGGAACCTGAGGAATCGCGAACAGAGGTTCGGATCGGAAATAGGAGAAGGGACTCCTACCCCTGTCGCGGCGCCCGCAGAGGCAAAGACGCTTCCCCTAGGCGTCTGGGCCTACCCCTGGACCGGGCGGCGGAAGGGCATGGCTTGAGCCTAAGCGGTTAGCCTACCCCTTGACACCGGGACTGGAAGGGAGTAGCGCGGCTGGGATACCATCGCGTCGCGTATGACGAAGCGGTATCCGGGGGCGGACGGGGCGACGACGGTGAGCGGCGCGATGGCGGCGGCACGGCAGGCCGAGGGCTATCTGCGCGTCGCGGACCAGCTGGCGACGCGCGCCTTGGCCCGGCGGCGGGTGGCGCGGGTGCAGTTGAGTCGAGCGGTCGTGGAGGAGCAGATTGCGCGCGGGGCGTTGTTCGATCCCCGGAGCCTGTTTGAAGCCGAGGACGGGGAAGAGGTCTACAAGGCGGATGGACCGCTCCGCGAAGACGGGCTCGGGAATTGGACGCCCGCGTGGAAGAAGGGCGAGGTGCGGCGGTCGTGGCAGGCGGGGGATCTCAAGCCGCTGCACCGGTTGTCGGAGGCTGAGGCGCAGAGCATCACCAGTATCGAGGTGGTGATGAAGAATGCGGTCGCGGGGGACGGGCAAGTCGATCGGGTGCTCAAGATTCGGCTCGCGCCGCGCGAGAAGTACGTCGAACTGGGGGCGCGGATGCACGGGATGTTGATCGATCGCACCGAGAGTCGCGTGGACGTGACGATCGTGGGGTCCAAGTTGGACGCCGCGCGGGCGCGCTTTGCCGCCTTGGGCTACGCGACGCCGACCCAGCCGCTCTTGGAGGCGCACGCGGCACCGGACCCGCCGATCGCGGCCGGGCCGACGGACGGGACATGACGGCGCGACGGGGACGGGCGTGGAGTCCGTGGGCGGAGGGGAATGCCGAGGCGGCGGCGCGCCGGGCGTGGATGCGGGAGGTGCGGGCGCGGCTCGCGGCGGCGGGCGGGCCGGATCCGATCACCGAGGTCGGCCTGCCCGAACGGGTCGTGCGGGCGCTCGTCCGGGCGGGCATCGAGGACGTGGACACGCTCGTCGCGCGGGGACCGGACGCCCTGTCGCGGGTGCCGCGCCTCGGCCTCGCGGGCGCGACGGCGATCCGGCGGCTGCTGGCGGCGCGCGGACGGCTGTGGGACGCGCGGCCGCGCTGGCGCCGGGGCGATCGGTGGCCGCGTCGGCCGTGTCCGCGCTGTCAGCGGACGGTGCCCTATCTGCCGGTCGCCGGGTCCCCCAGTCCGCACGGGTGTCGAGGGGCGCATGTCTAGCGCCCACACCGCGATCGACGACGATCTGGAAGCCTTCATCGCGCAGTTTTACGGCGACCCGCTCGGCTACGTGCGCGTCGCGTTTCCGTGGGGCGAGCCGGGGACCGTGCTGGAACGCTATCGCGGCCCCCGCGTCTGGCAGTGCGAGTTTTTGGACTGGTTGGGGTCCGAGATTCGCGCCCGGCGCTTCGACGGGTTGACGCCGGTCGCGCCGATTCGCGCAGCGGTCAGTTCCGGCCACGGCGCGGGCAAGGGTGCCCTCACCGGCATGATCGTCAATTTCCTCATGTCCACGCGCCGCGACGCCAAAGGGACCGTCACCGCGAATACCTCGACGCAGTTGGACGACAAGACCTGGGCCGCGATTCTCTTCTGGAACAAGCTCTCGATCACCAGCCACCTCTACGAAGCGAACACGCAAATCCTGTTTCGGATTGGCTCGCGGGAGTCGTGGCGCGTCACCCCGCAAACGTGTGCGCCCGAGAATTCCGAAGCCTTCGCCGGGCAGCACTCGGAACGCTCGACCAGCTTCTACATCAACGACGAAGACAGCAACGTCCCCGAGGTCATTCACGAAGTGCAGGAAGGCGGGCTCGCCAAGGGCGAAGCCATGCAGTTCCTCTTCGGCAACCCGACGCGCCGCCAGGGCAGTTTCTACGAGGCCGTCTTCGGGGAACGACGGCATCGCTACAAGAGTTGGGTCATCGACGTGCGGACGGTCGAGGGGCACAACGCGGGCTGGGTGCAGGAGATTGCCGAGGACTACGGCGAGGACAGCGACGTGTTCCGCGTCCGCGTCGAAGGGCTCCCGCCCAAGGCGGGCGACCTCCAGTTCATCGACAGCGACCGCGTCGATGCCGCGAAAAGCCGTCCCATCGCCGTCCTGGGCGATGAGCCGCTCATTGCGGGCTGTGACCTCGCCTGGGGCGGCAGTGACTTCAATGTCATCCGCTTCCGGCGCGGCATGGACGCCCGCACGGTGCCGCCGATTCGCATTCCGGGGTCCTTGACCCGCGATCCGGCGATTTTGGTCACGCGGCTCTCGGATGTGCTGTCGAACACCTACAATGGCTCGCGTGTCGCGATGCTCTTTCTCGATTCCGCCGGGATTGCCGGGCCGGTCGCGGCGCGGTTGCGCGAATTGGGGCATCGCAACGTCCAAGAGATCAATTTCGGCGCCGATTCGCCGGATCCGCTGAAAACGCGCTATTACCGCGATTTCATGTGGGACAAGCTGAAACAGTGGCTCTTGACGGCGGCGCTGCCGACCGATCGCTGGCTCGTCAACGACCTCCAGCAGCCCGGCGTGCGCCACGATCCCAAACAACGCATCTGGTTGGAGTCGAAAGCCGATATAAAAAGGCGCGGCGGGCACTCGCCGGATGATGGGGACGCCTTGGCGCTCACGTTTGCCGCTCCGGTGACGGCGCCGCGTGTGTTGCGGCTCGTGCAGCCCACGTTTGCCACGGGGGACGCGCCGATGTCGTGGATGAGCGCGGTATTTCTGGCGGTGGTACTTCGGTATGTCTGCTAGGCACGGAGAGTCAGGGCGCCACGTCACGCGCGAATATCGTGCGTGGGCGCACGTCATCGGGCGCTGTTACAACGAGGATCATCCGCAATACCGGCACTACGGAGGGCGCGGGATCGGGATGTCTCCCGAGTGGCGAGAGAGTTATCAGGCGTTTCTGGCCGACATGGGCCGATGCGCGGATGGCCTCTCACTCGACCGTATCGACAACGACGGCCCCTATGCCAAGGAAAACTGCCGGTGGGCTGATGATGTGACGCAGAACCGGAATCGGCGCTGCGCGCTCTCGCCGTCGTGTAAGCGTGGGCACCTGTTCACGCCAGAAAATACCTACAACCGTCCGGGTCGCACAGATCGAGAGTGTAAGACGTGTCGGCAAGATGCCGCCCGTAAACACGAATTGCACCGCCCTTCACGGTCGAGAGCACAGGCGACCGCGTCATGACGATCGAGGCGGACGTATCGCGGCTCGTGGCCGAATCGCTCGCCGCGCATACCCGGATGCTCCAGGGCTCCAATGCCCGATCGGAGTCGCGCATCATTACCGAAGCGCGCAAGGCCCTGGCCGCGCTCCTGGGTGCGTTGGCGCTGGATCCCACGCGCACGCTCCCGGTGTGGCATGGGCTCCCGCCGCGCGACCAGAAGGCCCTGTCCGATCGGATGATCGTGTTCTATCAACAACTCGACGCCGACGGCGTCGCGGAAGGTTTGTAAGATGGCGATTCGACGACCGCGACGGCCGAATATCACGCGGAAGTACGTGTCGAAGTCGCCGTTCATGGCACAGGCGCGGCGGCGGCATACGACGGCCTGCGAATTCGACGCCGGGCAGGACGCCCGCGAGATCGAGGATCTCAAGTTCTACAACGACGACCAATGGCCCGACGACATTCGTTCGCTGCGCGCAGGCCGAGCCGCCGAAGGCGGGGTCCCGGCGGTCCCCGCCCGCCCCTGCCTCACCATCAACAAGGTCAAGGCGCCCGTCCTGCGGGTGATGAACCAGGAGCGCGCCAGCGACCTGGGCATCGCGATCGTTCCCGCCGATGATTTCGAGGCGCTCGTCGGCCCGATCGACGACAAAGAGATCGAACTCCGCGAAGGGCTGACCCGCCGCATCCAGCGGACGAGCGAAGCGGGGGATGCGCGCTCCTGGGCCTTTCAACGGGCCGCGATTGCGGGCCGGGGCTACTACCGTATCCTGACGCGCTACATGCCCGGCAAGACGATGCAGCAGGAAGTCGTCGTCGCGCGCATCTTCAACCAGGGCGCCGTCAAGCTCGACCCCACCCACGAACAGCCGGATGGCTCCGACGCCGATTGGGGCTTCATCGGCGCCTGGATGCCGTGGGAGCGGTACCTGGCCACCTACCCCAAGGTCGAAGATGAGGACGGCCGCACGATCGCCAATCCTTTCAAGGGCTACGACAGCGACGACGATTTCCAGTCGTTGACCGAGCAGTATCCGTCGTGGTTCCGGATGCAGACGGGGCCGACCGGCGAGCAGTTGAAGGCCGTCTACGTCACCGAATACATCTACTGCGAGTACGAGACACGCACCTTGCTCGAATTTGCCGACGGCCACACGGCCTGGGCGGACGAGGTCCCCGAGGAAATTGCCGACGCCGCGACGGATGCGCGCGAGGTGCCCGAGCGCCGCTTTACGCATTGCGTGATCGACGGGTGCCACATTCTCAGTAAGACCGAGTGGCCGATCCCGTATACGGGCATCATCAAGGTCGTGGGCGAAGAAGTGCAGCCCTACGACACCGAGCGCCGCGTGATCGGCATGGTGCGCCCGTCGCGGGACTCGCAACAGGGCTTCAACGCGATGGTCAGCAAGATGGTCGAAGTCGTCGCGATGGCGCCGATTCCCGCGATCATGATGGCCGAGGGCCAGGACGAAGGCTTCCAACAGGAATACGCCGCCGCGATGACCCGCACGCTGCCGGTCCTGCACTACAAGCAGACCGACCTCGCGGGACAGCAGGCGCCCCCGCCCTTCGCCCCGCCGCGTGTGTCGCCCATCGAGCCGGTCGGGTTTGCCTTGCGGATGTTCGCGGAGGCGATTCAGGACACCACCGCCACGCACGACAGCGCGTTGGGGAAGAGCGAGAAGAACGTCACGTCCGCGAAGCACGCGAAGATGCTGACGGACGAAACCGGGATGTCCACGTCGGGGATGCTCGACAACCTGACGCGCAGCGTCCGGTATGAGGGACTCCTGATCAACGAGTTGTTGTGGCACGTCTACGGCCGTAAGCCGGGCCGGTTGGCGCATCTGATTTTGGGGGATGGCGAAACCAAGTCGGTATTGGTGGGCCAGCCGTTTACGGCCGCGCCCGGCGGGCGCCCGATGCCGGTCCCGCCGCCGGGCGCCCCCTCACCCGGCCTGCCGCCCCGGCCCCCGATGGGGATGCCGCCCAACGGGATGCCGATGAACGGGAACGGGATGCCGCCACCAGGACTGCCCCCGATGAGTCAAGCCAACGGTCCCGGCGCGCCCCCGCCCCCGGTCCAAGAATACCGGCTGACCGAGCACGCCCGGTTCAACGTCGCGATCAAGGTCACCCGCACGTTCGATACCCGCCGCGAACAGGAGCATCAATCCGTCGGACAGGTGATTGCCGCCGATCCGGCGCTGATGCAAGTCATCGGGGATCTGTTCTTCAAGTCGATGGACGGTCCCGGCCACAAGGAAATGGCCGAACGGATGCAGGTCATGTTGGCCCCGCCGGTACAGGAGTACCTGACCGCGAAGAAGCAGGGCCGCGACCCGGTGCCGCCGCAGATCCAGCAGCAGATGGCGCAGGCCAAGCAGATGATCGAGGGCCTGTCGAA